AGACTGGAGCCTCTATACATGTATGATTCCCGAGAAGCTGCGTCTTGTTGTCCGCAACGGCATCGTCATAATCGTAGTCAATCGCAGCATAATACCGCCCTGCGACAGTAGTAGCCTGTGATGGCACGAAATGGAAACGAAGCTTGACAAAGCGAAAACGCTCATAACAGACCGCAAGATTGCTAAGCCACGGGAACATAAGTACGCACCCTGGATTGAGATCATACCCGGGCACAGACTCGGAAAGTCCAGCCAACACGTACCCTGTGGTCGCGCCATTGGTAACGGTCCCGACAAACTCCTTACGCGAAACGCGAAGGGTGTTGTTGGAGCCATTAAAAGTGGGCTTGACAGGGCGAACGACACCGCTCCTTGCAACTGGGACATCCCCAGTTCTCTTAGGCATCGGAACCGTGATTTGTTTTCTATTTTTATTCTTGCTCATACTCAGTATTGGATACCAGGAGTACACTGGGACTGTTCATCCTTCACCGGTGCCGACGTAGGACACCTCATCCGTGCAGTCTCTAGACCATCACACAGAGCTTGGTACGGTTCAATTAAGGCATAGCCACCGTTTTGGATGATAAGGTGAGGAACCCAATGGTTAGAAAATGTGTGATATTGCGAATCCGGCACGCAGTATGCCGGACCCAGGTTCACTTGCATCGTAATACCGTTCAATGGCCAATTGAACGCTAGGTAGAATCCCGAATGCAGCGGCGAAACTGGCACGCGATTGCCAGGTCACCGCCCCGCGGTTATCCACATCACGACTCAACCTGCCTAGCCCACTGTCGTCGATAGGCGCGCGGACATGGCGTCGCAACCCGTCTGAAACGTCAGACGGCACCAATGAACGCGACAAACAACGATAAAAGGCAGACCAGACAGGCATATTGCCGTATGCGGCACTACCAGCGATCCCCAATTCTGAGAGATACACACTATACTCCAATTGAGACCAATTGCGCAATATAGTAACGTCCTTCGATATGGCAACCCGTGGATCACGGACCATTACAAAGCTCGACCCATTATAAACAGGGTGAGTTTGACAAAAATGTATCTCCTCCATTGTAGTGGCCACGCCCTCCACATCCAGGATGAATCCGAGATTGGAGAAGAAGGTGGGAATCGAGGAACGAACACGATCAAGCGAACCACGCTCAACAATGAGGCAACAATCATCACCATTATTTATAAGGCTGGCCCTAATGCCAAGAGACTGTACAAAAGAGTACATCGCCCCGCACATGATGAGTACGTTGCCCATAGCGGTGTTCATATCACCGCTAGCGCGACAACCAGAAGTAACATACCTGATGGTACCATCGGGACATCGAATAGTGCCTCGATTAAACAGCTGCATGGACAGCAGCCATTGTAACTCGGCACGGTACGCCGGATGAAACCAACAAGTATATCGAGTGCTCCCAAGACAATATTGGGACACTCACGTGCTGGTCAAACCGGACCGCATCCAGCATCACACCCGCTGGATTTGAGAACCGAGACCAAACACTAGCTATCGACGCACCTTGTTGAGTGCAATTGAGGCCCTTCATAACCGTAGGACCTCCCCACAATTGGTTTATGATATCATAAACGCGGTGTTCCAATTGGCGAATATAGCGCCCAACACAGACGTTATATTCGGGACTACGCGGTTGGATGACTCTCGGGACTAGACGTTTATTCTTCACGAGAATCTTCTCATGCTTAATGAACGTCTTAAGGCGCCCGAAATCTGCACCGTAAGTCCTCCCAAGCACATTATCACGAGCTCTCTTATACAAACGAAGTTTCCGGCCCCTGTAATTCGTCTCAGGATAAACCTGAAGCGGTACAGGGACGGTGCGAACAACGTGAGACAAAAACTCATGTGTGAATTTAGATAGAACCTCGGTGACCAATTTCACGCTAGGCACAACGGGGGGAGCAAAACCCCCGGGCACGGCGTGGTAGAACACGCGCTCCATAATTGCGGTGTAGGCATTCTCGACACTGTTGCTAAAGCAACAGTATCGCGCCATCCCGACAAGACCACTAATAATGCCTATAAAGCGTGGTCTGTCGGCTCGCCGCCCCATACGTACACAGTTGACCTTGGGATGGGTGAGAGATGACTTCACCTCAACAACTGTGCCGCGTACGAGGCGGCCTAAAAACCCGGAGAAGGGGACGAGAGCGCGGACAGATACACGTCCGCTCTCCCGTACCCGAGGAATGACAACATCCACTCATACCAAGTGGATGGCTGCCATCCCCACTCTCCCCTAGCCAAGGACCTATTCCTGGCCATGGGAGCGCTACTACAGATGTTTAGTGCAACCAGCTCATCACTACTCGGAGACAGTGCGACCTCTCGAGCGACTATGACTAGTCGATCGGCGTCGGCACGCCTCAAGTCAGGGAACCGCTCACGATCAGTGAGAATTCCATAACACGTTTTAGCGACGAGTTGGC